GTATGAACATCGACCAGGCGGCTACATTGATATATGGCAATGACGCTCTTGAGCCCGAAAAATACACAGGTTTTATGCCCCGATTTAACGACTTGTCCGCCAGTAATGGTGAGAACATTATTGACGCAGGTGGCACGGGCTCAGATAATACCTCTATCTTGCTGTCTGTGTGGGGGCCAAATACTGTTCACGGTATTTATCCTCCTGGCAGTCCTGGCGGGCTGGAGATGAAAGACCTTGGGGAAGTTACGGAGCAAGACACCGAAGGTGGTACAACGGGCAAGCGGCAGGTTTTCATGACTCACTACTCCTGGACAATGGGACTGCATATACTAGATTGGCAATATGTTGTACGCATTGCCAATATTGACAAGAGTAGCCTTTCTTCGGTCTTTAACAACGGAACTTTCGCTAGTCCTTCTGCACATTTGCCTAACCTGATGTTCAAGGCGATGCGGAGAGTTCCGAATCTGAGCATGGGTAAACCTTGTTTCTATATGGCCCGTGACACCTTGACCATGCTGATGGAGCAGACCTCCGCCGCAACTCAGGGGTCTACTTTGAAATCTGAGAAGGTGGGGGGGCAGTTGGTTGATTCTCTCATGGGCGTCCCTATTCGCCAGATGGATGCAATGTCCGCCGATGAGGCTCGTGTAGTTTAGTTAAACATTAACTAAACATTAACTAAACCTTAACTAAACATTAACTAAAGGATTTCTACCATGCTTATGGATAAAAACGCAGAATTTTGCGATGCTACAGCCTTGAACACGGGCGGGGCGGATACTTACAACCTCGGTGATGTTTACGATATCGGGGAGAACAAAGACTTAGGGGTCGAAGACCCCGCGTGGGTCGTTATTCAAATTCAGACAGCCGCAACTTCTGGAGGCTCGGCTACGGCTCAGTTTCAGCTTGTATCAGATTCCAGTACTGCGCCTTCTACGGACGGGACGCAAACCATCCACTTTATAACCAAGCCTTTTCCTGTAGCTGACCTAGTGGCTGGATACCAGATTAGAATCCCGATCCCTATGGAAAAACCCGACTACGAAAGGTACATTGGTGTCCAGCAGGTTACGGCAGTAGCGGCCTTCACAGCGGGCGCGATAGATGCCTTTATCACTCGCAATCCATCTAACTGGAAGGCGTATCCGGGGCCTGCTAACTAATGGCCTTATTTACGCTAGCCAACGATTGCTTTATCAACGGGAAATTCTACCGAAGGAGGGATAATCCGGTGGAAATACCTGATGACCTCTACTCTATAGTCCCAAAAACGGCAAAAAGGGTTATTGAGAGTAATCCCGATCCCAAAGTTTTCAATCTGCCGGGGACAAAGGTTTCTTTTCCTGGGGAAGGGTATAACCTAAAGGCTGAGGCTTTGGGACAGACGATTTCAGATGTGACGACTGCTGAGGAAAAAGAAAGGATTGCTGAAAAAGCAAGGGCAAAATTTAAATCAAATCCCAAAAAAGGACTACAAATAAAGAGAGGTTAATCAATGTCGACTATATCAAAAAGTTTTACTGCTACTGGGTCTTCGGGCGTGCTTCGTGTAAATGAGAAAGAGACAGTAGATGTTGCTCTTTCGGGTACTTATGTGGCCTCGGTTCAGTTAGAGGAAGCAGTTGCGGGAAATGAGACTGTCTGGCGTATTATAGGTGGCCCCTGGTCAACAGATGACGCTACTGTAGCTCACAGTTTCGATACGAAGCCTAATGGAGGTAAATTCCGGCTGACTTGTACTGCTTACACTAGCGGTACTGTAGTCACGACTATGGCAGATACTGATAAAGTCCTGCACGTTATAAAAGACTTGTCAGGGAACACTGTTTTTGAGGTAACTCAAGCCGGGGTAGCGGTAACAGGAACCCAGACGGTCAGCGGGGCTACGACCGAATCCGCCGCAAAAACTCTGACAGTAGATGACGCGACTAATAACGCGGTCACGGATGTTCTGACGTTAGAGCATACCACTACGGGGTCTGCCTCCGCAGGAATTGGGGTGGGTATCCCATTCAAGATTGAAGACGCGGGCGGCTCTGAAGAGCAAGCCAGAATAGATGCAGTGCTGAGAGTTGTCACTGATGGTGCGGAAGACGTAGACCTCGTTATGAAAACGAATGTAGCGGGAGCCATGAAAGTTATGGCTAGCGTGATTGCGGATGAAAGTGGATCAGGTGGGGCCAAGCTGTTTCAATTAGGCTCCGATGCTAATCAGGTTCAGCTCGACATGCATCCTCCTACTACTGCAAGTGGCAATCTAAGAATCAAGGCTACTGATAGTTCAACTGATGTTGTTGTAACCTTGACTAATGCAGACCATGGGCAAGCTACAGAAGTGGTCGTCCCGGATGTAGGGCTATCTACTTCTTATGTAGTCCAGTCTACCGCCGCCTTGACCGCCGCAGAAGCTAACTTGCTCGACGGGGCAAGCGTTGCGAACGCTACAGCAAGCAAAGCCCTGGTTCTGGACAGTACAAAAAGAACGGTCACGACTGCCACGGCTGGTTCTGTTGGCACTGGTGTTACCGCAGTCGAGTATTCAGCAGACGGTATTAATTTTACCACTGTTCTGACTCTCACCGCCGTAAGTATCACCATTGGGGATAATGCGGCACTCAGTATGGGAGCCTTGATTTACACTCTGCCCGCTGGGGACGTAGCCATCAAGGCCTCTTCCTGCTCCGTAGGGCTGAACCTGACTACAGGCACTCCCACTTCAGATACTCCTGAAATTGGCTTGGGGACTGTTGTTGGTTCTGGGGCAAACGCCACTATAGGGGCTGTTGGAACTACCTCAGAAGACATCATGGAGGGTGTGGTAATGGCTGACATCGCTGGGACAGCCAAGGCAAATATGGATCAAAGGCCTATGGATATGTTGGCAGGAGCGGCCCACACGGTCTACTTGAACTTTGCCGATACATGGGCAGACGTGGATGACACAACCGCTACCGCAGATGGCACAGTTACACTGAGCTGGAGCAAATTACCTTTAGCTTAACCACAGGACGGGGGTAGAAGTTGGCAAGTATTTCAAATGTGCAGATTGTCAACATGGCTTTGGCAAATCTTGGGGCAAACTCAAGGGTCGAAACTTTCGACCCTTTGCCCGAAGATACTACCGAGTCCAGGTTAGCACATCTATGGTTCCATAACACACGAAAGCAACTTCTCGAAGTTTATGATTGGAGCTTCGCCCGGACAAGGGCCGCTTTGGCCCTGCATTCGGTCGATCCCCCTTCCGGTGTATGGTCTTACCGATACCAATACCCCCCCGACTGCTTGTCTGCCCGGTATCTGGAGCCAGTGGCTCTGGATGACGATGCTTTGCCTTTTGAAGAGGAGCAACCCTCGTCTATAAAAACGAGGTCTATACTGACAGACGTAGCGGACGCAGTCCTTGTCTACACAAAAGATGTAGACACACCTGAGCTATATTCACCTGGGTTCGTCAAAGCCTTAGCCGCTTTGTTATCGGCCGATTTTTCCATGTCCCTCATTGGAGATTTAAAGACCAGGGATTACTGGAAAAAGAATGCGGAAATAGAGATTTCACTTGCTACTGGCTTGAATGCGAATCAGTCGATACAGGAGCCCGCCAGAGGCGCAAGTTGGGTGAGGAATAGATAATGCCTTCTTTTATTCAGGCTTCTTTTGCACGAGGCGAATTGTCCCCTTCCTTGTATGGGAGGGTGGACACGACTATTTATCAGGTAGGGCTAAGAACAGCTTTGAATTTTTCTATTGATGCTGGGGGAGGAGCGAGCAACAGGCCGGGCTTGGCTTTTGTAGGAGAGGCCCAGGATCACAGCAACGATCCCAGGCTTATCCCTTTTCAGTTCAGCACCTCAGACAAATATATGCTGGAATTCGGGGACGCTATCATGCGTGTCATGCGCAATGAGGCATATGTCACTGAGTCCGCAGTCACTATCACAGGGGCCACCTCTGCTGACCCGGTTGTCATTACTGCGGCCAGCCATGGTTTTTCTAATGGAGATGATGTAGATATACAG